CCCACTGTATGGCTGAGCGCTTCCCAAAAGGCGCGGCTTCCGTAATAAGTGCCGTTGCTTAGGGTTACGTCGCTGGTGGCCAGATCAATTATGACCGAGGGTGTTTTGATACTAGTCCCGCCAGTCACAGCCGTGCCTGTACCCGAAGAAGAAGAGCCAGTATTTGCATCGGTATTCGCTCTTCCCGTTGTCCCGGTGCTGACCCCGGCAACCATGTCCGTGGCACTCTTCGCAGCCTTCTCCATTTTCGCCAGCTTCCCGGTCACGGTGTCGATGGCCAGGCCCAGGCTGGCATAGTAGGTGTCCGCAGCGGTCTTGGCACTTGCGTAGTGCTCCTTGGCAGCAGCCAGGCCCAGGTCGTAGCGCCTCTTCTCTGCTGCCAGTTCATCGTCAGCCGCATCTATGACCGTGTCCCGCTGATCAGCGGCCAGCTTTTCGGCATCATCATAGGAATCCTTGGCCGCCTGGATCTTCGCGTTCAACTTTTCTTTTTGGATCCGGATCTCTTCGTCGTGCTCCCATTCGGCCAGGTCTTTTTGGGCCTCAGCCTTTTCTTTCGCGGTAGTAGCGCTCTTGATTTTATCCAGGATGGTTTGTCTGGACTCTTCTCTATCCCGCTCGCTTTCGGCTTCATCGATGGCATCCAGTTGGTCCTGATATATGGCTACTTCTTCATCGCGGGCTTCTGCTGCTGCGGAGACCGTTTCCTCATAGGCGTCTTTGGCAGCGGAGACTATGCCGTCGTACTTTTCCTTTGCAGCATCGTAGGCATCCTGGTAGGTTTCTTCCTCTTCTTCTTGGGCCCCCTTGGCTGCGGACAGGCGCTCGTCGTAGCCAGACTGGGATATTTCCAGCATCTTGGCATTTGCCTCTGCCGTGGCCTCCTCTAAGGCTGCCCCTATGGCCCTGGCCGTCATTTGCGCGTCTTGCCCGGCCATTGTGTTCACCGTCGAAAGCGCCGTCCCTAAAATAGCGATCATGTCCTCCCATGCAGCTTGGGAGCCGTCCATGACCACTCCGTTGACCTGAGTCAGTGCCGCCTGCAACTGCTGTGGGATAACCCAAAATCCCGGCACGGCCCCTGCCGTCTTGGTTGTCGATTCTATCAGGGCCTCAATGCTGTGCTGGAGTTCCAAGAGCTTGGTCTCGGTCCCCTCGCCGATATATCCGGGAATGGCTTTCAGGACCTGTTCTATGGAAGAACCGGCCTCCTGGTATGCTTGAGCCAGTTCTTTGGCCTCTTTGGACGCTTTACCAGTTGCGGTAGCAACATTATTCATGCCATCAGCAGTGCCGCTAGCCATGGATTCCAGGCTGCTCTGTTTCAGGAGAAGATCAGTGACCTGGCTCGTGAGCTCTTTTATCGCTTCTTGTGTGGATACATTTTTAACTTTATCTATTGCTTGTTGGGCTCTTTCGTTTGATTTTTCTAAATCATCAAGCATAGCCCTATTATTGCCAAATAGCTTCCCCCATGGGGTGTTCAATGAATCCTTGATAGATTCTATCATCTTGTTGTTGGAATTTATGCTCGCTTGGTATACTGAGACTTGCGCTTGGCTCCATAAGCCAATGGCCTCAGACTCTTTTTCCAAAGCTTTTATTCTATTGGCGGCTTGTATTATCATTTCGTTTGTGCTTTTTAAGCCAACTTCAGCCGCATTTTTAAGACTTGCCTCTAATTGCGTTGCAGTAGCTCTGCGTGCTTCTAATGCGACCTGGTACGCTTGCGACACATCCTGTGAATTCCGGATATGGGCCTCCGCTTCCACTCCTATTGTATCGGCCAGTTTGCCGCTGACAACGATCATTTCCCCTTTAGTCTTGGTAGCATCTCCGCTATTTTGGGATTCATCGGCCTGAGCTTTCATGGTCGCGCGAATACTTTGTTCTACCATGCCGCCAATTGCCACTGCTTCTTCCTGAGCTTGGTTAAGCTCCTTACTGCGCGCCTCATGACCCTTTATTGCCAAGGAAGCCTCTAGGTATTCCTTTTGTAGAGACTGCATTGTTTCAATCTCTGACTCATTGGATGCTATTTTAGCCTCTATTACTTTGATGTTCGCATCAGTCTGGGTGGTTGATTTTTTCTGGGCATCTATTAGTTTTTCGGTTTCCGATTTGGCCGTAACTAAATAAGCCGCAAGAGCACCCAACAACACTATTGCGGCACCTATCCCAGTTTTTACTAACGCTATTTTAAATTCTGTGGCAGCAACGGCAGCGGCTCTTGAAGTTTCTGCAAAAGCGATGTTAGCGGTTTTTGCGGCAGCCATCAAGGACGTGTAAGATTCAACGGCTCTCCCGGCCGTGATAGCCTCATATACTCCCTTTTGTCCCGTTGCTACCGTTTGGAGTGTCAGCGCAACTGCGGATCCAGCACTCCGCAAACTTTCATAAGCTTTTACTGCTGTATTTATCGCTTGAGGAGCGGCCCCTATAACTCTAAGCGTATTTTCTAATGCTCCTGCAAGACTTCCGGTAACCAATATGGCCGGACCAATTGCCGCAGTAATGGCTGCAATTGTTAATATGTTTTTCTGTGTGCCGGCATCTAACTTTGAAAGTTGTTGTACCCATTCGTTTAACTCAGTTATCATGGGAGTAATTATAGGTAATATGTTTTGTCCGACAGTTGAGCCTAGTTCTTTTAAGCTTTCATTGAAGACCCTCATCTGATTGGCAGCTCCAGCACCTGTTCTAACAAAATCCCCCTGGGCATTCGTCGTTTTCGCCAGTACATAGTTGTAGCGTAGTTGAACCTGCTCGGCCTGAGACATGTCCTCTATCTTCGTCTTGATGCCCTGCGAATAAGCATACTCCTGCAGGTTGGCCTGGGTCATAACGATACCAAGCTGTTTTAAAGATTCAGTTTCGCCGGTGAACACTCCGTTTAAGGCCGTATTAGCGATATCAATACTGATGTTTTTAAATGACGCGAGGTCGCCGGCAAGGCCAACCAATTTGGTGCTCATTTCCGCTGCAAGCGCAGTGTTCAAGTCCATGCTGGTAGCCATATCCCCAAAGGTGGACGCCATATCAAGAGCCGTCCCTTTAGCTATTCCAAAGCTCTTGAGGGTTGTGCCGCTCCATGTCTCAACTTGTTTGGCGTTATTTTTAAAAGCAACTTCAACCTTGTTAATGCTTTCATTCATATCCGAGGCAAATTTTGCGGATGCAGTCCCAGCAGCCACAATAGGAGTAGTCAAAGACAGACTCAGACTTTTCCCTATATTTTTCATCTTATCGCCAGCCGCATTTAACTGGCTTTGGGCATCATTCAGGCCTTTAAGGAAATCCTTCATATCAAGGCCAAGTTTGGCCCACAGTTCTCCGACTTGCATTTCTAATTCACCACCTTAAACCCAAATTGCATCATATCGGACCGCGTGAAGGTCTTAAACTTGCCTAGCGGACCGCCATCGTCAGTCCATTCATGCTTAGCGCGTTGTTCTCCCGTTTCCTCATCATCTGTCAGACTTGCAACTATCAGCAAATCGAAGAAGTCCTCAAGGTCTTCCCGGTCGATTTCACTCGGGAGCTTTTGAAACGTCCTGCCAAATTGCAGATACTGGTACATTACCAATTGATAACCCGACAGGTTTATTTCCCTGCCGGCCGTAGCACGTTTGGGAATTGCATCATTTTCCCATTAACCATATTGGTAACCTCTTGGCTAATGAAGCTAAAGACGTTGCCCAATTCCTCAAAGTCAATATTCTCCTCAATAACTTCCTTGGTAATTTCAGCATTGTTGAAAGCGATTGCCACTATATCGATAATTTCATCCAGTACTTTTTCTCCGTCCAGTTCGCCACTTGCCTGTGATTCGCTGAATTTTATGAGATGTCTCCACAGTTTTATCTTAGGTTTGGGCATCGTGTATTTCTTATTTTTAATGGTGATGGACGGTGCCGGTGTGGTTGTTGTTCCCATGTTAATACCTCCTTTTTTAATAGGTATGGGCGGCACTAAGGCCGCCCGCTAAATTACGCTCCGGTTGTAAAGTTAATAATACTCGGACTTGCGAGAACATTTCCGGCAACATCGTGAACGCCGGTGATGACTAATAAATAATCGGTCGACGCGTCAAGGTCGCTGGTCGGATTAATGCTTACAATGGTATTAGTCGGAGCATTAAGTGTCAGAGTTGTTGCAACTGCAACTCCCGCATCTGTGGTCAGAATAAAGTGATCAGCGGTAACGTCACCCGCCTGAATAGCTTCGCTGAAAGTAACTGACAGGTTGGCAGTTTTGCTTATGCCGGTAGCCGCATCCGCAGGAACGGTGCTTGAAATAGTCGGCGGAGTAGTATCCGGAGTTACGGTTAACGCGATAGCGGTTTCGTTGAATTCTATGACGGGCTGATCTTGAATCCAAACATCGAGGGTGATAGACACATAATCCCCGTATTTGGCCCCGATCTCATACGTACCAGGCTTTACCCGGCAATTTGTAAGGGTGACATGGGCATCGCCCAGGCCATCATCAACCTTTGTCATTTGACCGGCCAATTTAAACAGAGGGAGAGTAGTTCCCCTGGGTGCAAAAGTATAGCTTACCTGTTGACTCGGAGTAGTACCGCTATCCGCGATTGTCCCGCCCATCACTACAGAAAGCACATTCATTGGAATCTTGTTGAAGGCCAATTTCGCACCATACCCCTTGACATAGGAATATTGATCTTCGGTGTCATCGCCCTCCAGCATCTTGCCTCCAATTTCTACACTCGGCGCATACTGGGTAATTTTCGGTACATCATAGCCGGTACCCCATCCGCCGCTTCCATTGGTCGGGTACACCTTAACATCATTAAGTCCAAATGCCGCTGATTCACGTGCCAATGTCATTTGTTATTCCTCCTTTATTAATCCCTGGAAGTTCTTATTTCCAGGTTGAACACAAAAACAACGCGATTGCTCGCGTCAGTTTCAAGTTTAAATGGTGTTTGTAGTGCCCTCACCCATGCACGCCGCCCATTCATTGTAAGTGTCCGGGCATCCGGCTTATCTAAGGCTCCATGTATTGCCCAGGCTTTGGCCCGGGCAGTTGTATAGCTCTTATTTCTCACCAGGATCTGAATCCTGCGAGATAAGTCGTCCTGGATGTCGGATGGTTCGCCGGCATATTCAAAGACACATATGAGGTTATCCGGCGTATCTGGTCGCACATCCAGGAATATATCCGTGCCGATGGTAGTGACCTGGCCCTGAGTTATCAGGTAAGCGGCGACATCTCTTGTTAACTCAGGCATTCACAACCACCACCTCCCCGTTAACTAAAATTCTTTTGGGTGCATTAGGAAAAGCGCAATGTATCTTAGAATGGTCAGAATGCAAAATAACCACCAAATTTAATGGGTGGTTATTTAATGTATCGCCATCTAAATGATGTACATGTTCGTGCCTCTTAAGTTTTCGTCCCAATATATTCTCCATAACATAACGATGCTCATATACCCATCTACCATCATCACGCTTTATTAGCCAATATATTAGGCCATCTCGCGAAAGGTGTTGTCTTCGCGTTCCCGGCGGCACCCATTTTGCACTGTTTTCCCCAGTATGCTTGGCGCGAGTCTCGGAGTTTTTCATTGGGTTATGAATTCTAGCCCAATGTCCTTGTTTAAACCGTTTTAACTTGCCGTCTTTTGCCCCGATCACCATTTCCCCACAACCACACGCACAAAGTCTTGGGATATGAAGCTCTGGTTTGTAGCGTGGATGGTTAATACCCAATAGTGGCATTTACATCATTCCTTATTATTTTGAATTGAGGGTATTTTTGATACAGGTTTCTACTGACTTCATAATCTTTGGTGCCAAACGATTAAATGGGTCTTCCAGATATTTAGGTTTTCTGCCCTTGGGGTGATTTAAGCTTAGATCCTCGTGCATTTTAACTGCATAAGGAGTATTGTACGAAATATATACCGCATTCTCTGTTGGAACATCAGTAACAGTCCCGCTGCGCATGAGAGTGCCAGAATCGTGAGGTACCTCGTCGTGGCTTTCGGTCAAAACAGCCTCAGCCCCTGTATGCAAAGCCTCCATGGCCGCCGCCTTTGCTATTTGCTCCGCTAGGTCTCCGCGCCAAATAAGCTCAGACATCAGCAAGCCACCTCCCTATACAGTACCTGGCCACCCATGTCCGGTGTTTCTGATACCGCAATAACTGGCCATTCCCTATCGCCAAATGTCATAATATCTCCTGGTTGAACAGCTTCCTTACAATACACCCGGGCTTCACTTACAACTTCCTGGCCTTGCTGGTTACGAACCATGCGCCTCTTGCCTTCCCAGCGAACCCGGATATCTGTATCAACAGTATCCGGCTCCCCGTATTCATCTTGCCCGGTCTTTCTTTTCCATGTAGCTGCCTGATTGAGCATTCCTTCAATCATCTGATCATCACGCTCCCCGACAGATAAGACCGGAGTAACTCCCGGGCTTCAGGGCAGAGTATAGTTGTCCGCCGATTGCTTTGGGCCTGACTCTGCCCTGCATATTCATTGGCGCTGCCAACTGAACCACCGACAATACCTAGAACATGCTGCTTGTTGCGGTGCCGCTCATAATCCGTCAGCCCTAACAAGAAAAGAGCCTGTTCGCAACAGGCGTTTTTTACCACCTGGGGTATATCGGTGTCGCAAACCCATCCATCTGCCATGGGTTCAGGAAGATTGCCCACGTATTCGACCATGCTGATCAGGTCACCCGGGTAACAGCGCGGGAACTGCAGCGTTTGCAGCGAGAACTGTTTTTTGCGACCTTTTAAGGTCAGCCTGTCTATATGCTTGGTGGACATGATCAGTGCCCGGGCTTGGTCATCTGCACTTGCAGCAGTCCAGGCATCGGCATGCAGACGATCGTTAAAATAGGCTGTCGCTTCCGCCAAAGTGGCATATATGTTTATTCCGACAGTTAGGGTTACTGTCACTTACATCACCTTCGCTCGCAACGCCTCCAGCAAGGCATCTTTGTTCATCTTGTTAAAACCCTCGATTCTATCCTCCTTGGCCTTTTCTTTGAGTTCGGCCACTGTCATTTCTTCCAGTTGGTCCATTTCGGGACTGCCGACATCTGTTGCCTGGGTGTTGCCGGTCTCCTCTTCTGGGGGGTCCATGTCAGCTACAACCTGTTCCTCTATCTGTTCTGCAATCCCACAGTTGATCCAACGTTTTGCGGTAGAATTATCAACCTCAGTTTCATCCCCGACCTTTAAGGCCTTTCCCCAGAATGTAGGTTTAATCATCCTCATTTTCATGGATTATTCCTCCTGACTCTTATGCCTTCAAATAAACATCCACTACGGTTCCATTCAGGGCGCTATTAAGATCCACGGTATTGCTTTCAAATGCTGTCGTGCTAGTAGCCACCGTTGGGGCCGTGCCCTCTAAAACATTGTTTAAGTATGCCTTGTCAACCGTATTGTGAGCCAGTTTAAACGGCAGGCCCAGCTTTTCGCCGAAGCCAATGGCGGTAGTGGCCCCGGTGCCATCGTGAGCAGGAATAGTAATGCTCGTAACGGTTTTAAAGGCCTTGCTTCCCGTGACAGTTCCGGCGGTATCAGCGGTGAACGCGGGCAAGGTCTCGGTAATCGCTTCATCAGCATAGTTGGTGCCGGCAATAATCACCTGAACAGCTTTGATGTCTGCAGCTGTGCCTCCTGCGGTAGCAGTAATATTCCGGGGTACACTCGGCTGAGTAATTCCGGTGCTAATCCCCTGTTGGGCACCAGTATCGGTTACTGCAGTATGAATGCCATCAGTATCGGCTGCTGTAGCATTGGCTGCACTAATCTGGAAATGTGCATCGAAGGCTCGGTCAACAGTGACGCCTTCGATGCCTGTTTGCATAACTTGTCCCAGGTTGGGGTTAAAGGGATAAAAGCCACTCATCAAACATTCCTCCTTTAAAATAGGCGACCCCAGAGACTAATCCCCCCTGAGGTCAAACAACGTCGGCATTATGGTCTTAAAATTGCGAATGGATAGCGGCTCGCTTCAACCGGCTGCAATGCATTGATCGGATTGGGCAGCTGCCAGCCCAGTCTCATAACAGCCCGCAGAGCAACCATGTCCTGCTGAGCTAGGTTATAAACGATATTTCCAGCGGCGTCTTGGATAACCGCTTCGGTCAACACTTTGTAGGTAATATCCTGACGAATGGCATATACCAGTTGCTGCCAGTCACCAGATATCAGCAGGCTCTGGGATGCATCTATAGACCCATTCTTCGGTAAGACCATGTCTTCTCCATCCAGGGTATAGCGGGTCTTTTCCTGCACTGAGCTGTTGAATATCGGTACGCCATTTGCATCGCGCAGGCCACGCAGTTTGGCTTTCATGGTCATGGCAGCCACATGGCCGGTTACCCCGTAGCCATCAGCTTCAACCAGAGCCAGTACGCCAGATTCACCCATAATATCGTCATAAACATCTACTCCGGTACCCAGGACAACTGAATTTCCGGCTGCTAATGCTGCGGCCAGAATATTGATCGGCCAGGTTGCCGGGGCATTGGTACCGTAGAGAACAGCCTGGTCATAAGCTTTGCCAAAGGCCTCCGTCATTCTGGGTTTTACCTCTCCCCAGATATCATAATCGGCATCATCAAGTACCGCCTCGGGTATAGGCACGATAACCGCAAGTTCTTCAGCAACAATAGACTTGTTCCCCCAGGCCAGTTCTGCGGTCTGTTTCAGGCCTCCGCCAGATGATCCTGCTTCACCATTCACAAAATAGGCAGTCATCAGTGCGGCCAATATCGGCAGTGTCCGCTGTCTTCTACTCATATTGGGTAGCTGGCGAGAAAGACTCATTACCGCACTATTCTGGGGGACGTTCTGGATTATTTCTTTGCTAACCTCCGTTGGGATGAGGGCTTCCGCGTCAGAACGGGAAATAATATCGTTGTATGCAAACCTCTGTAAATCGATATTGAAATATGATTTCATTTAGTCACCTATCCTTTCTCTTACCTTCCGGCCATTTTCCGGATAAAGTCGTTCATTCCACTGGTTGCGTTGTTCTTGGTCCCTCCTCCACCTGCCGGGTTGCTGCCGCTGCCAACTTTGTTATTGTCGGGTTGCCCCTTTAGATAGGGCTTGTCTTTTAGAAGAGCCTCCAGGGCTTCCTTTGCGCCTTCCACGTCACCAGAATCATTCACTTTGACCTTGCCCTTGTCCATCAAGGCCAAGGCTGCATCGGAGTCAATAATTCCTAGCTGAGCAGATATCACTTTGACCTCGGCTTTGATCAGTCTCTGATTGGCTTTTTCCTCGGCCTCCTGGGCCTTCTTGTTGGCATCTGCCAACTGCTGTTCATAGTTTTTGTTCGGGTCGGGCTCCAGGCCCAATGCTTTGAGTACCTTGGCCATTGTTTCCTGGGATGCACCAGCAAGCTTCTGTTCCAGGTCTTTGACTTTGGTTCTATGACCAGCGGCCTCATCACGGAGCTTTTTGACATAGGCTTCATCATAGGTTTTTTGGGGGTCTCCTCCGCCCTGGCCTCCACCGTCTCCGCCTTCTCCTCCAGTTCCGGCACCACCGTTACCGGCTCCGCCATCACTGTCCATCATGGGTTGTCTAAACCCCATCCACCATTTGAGCATCAAGCTCCCTCCTCCTTCTCTGGCTCCTGGCCAACGTTAAATAAATTTGGATTATCTAAGATAACCTGAAGAAAGCCGGTTGCTAAAGCATCGACCGTCTTCTCGGTGTTATCCTCCCTCAGATCGATGTAATGCTCCCTCACAATCGCATGTACTATCTCATGCGCCAACGTCTGCAGTTTTTTCATTGGCGCCCGGTCTTTCAATATTTCAATTTTCAAATCATCATAAACAACTACTCCATCGCATTCCCGTCCGTTTAACACGATTGGGCCATCGACTTCAGATATCGTATACGTAAAAATCCCTACTTTAACCTTATCTTTCATGCTGACCTCCTTATGTTTTTTTGGTATAAAAAAACACCCTGGTAAGCTAAAATACTTACCAGAGGTGTTTATATGGACAAACCTATTATTGATCCTGAGTGGACTATTGAGAATGATCGCCAATCTGTGACGGTCGGAATAAATACCCGCCTGTGGATTCTTCGCCAGGAAAACAAAACTCCCACCCTGATCCGCTTGGGGAAAGAACATTCCCGTCTATTTTGGAAACAGCGTGGCGTTGACTACATCCCTAACAAGCCAATCAAATTGATATCGGGTGACGTCTTCTGGGATGAAGAACGCCGCTGCTGGTGCTACTCCAAACGGATGATTCCTATGCGCTTTAATGACCATCAAATTATTGGTATTGCTGCAGAGGGGATACCTAAGCCGGAAAAGGGCAAAAAGAAAAGCACCTGATTTCCCAGGCGCTGGATTCTTGTGACGATCAGCTGTTTATCGCCCTTAAGTAAGCCTTTCGAACCTCATTTTTTTGGTCGGTTGTTAGTTTGTAATCATATTGCTCCAGTTCCTCAGGTTTAAACGCATCAATATCCATAATCTCAAAGGCAACAACTTTTTCAGTTCCCTTATCTAGCATTTGCATGTCGGCAAAGACTTCATCCGGGCCGTCCTCTCCCACTCCAACGCATTGTTCATAATCTTCAAAGACAATGAGTAGCGACCGGCCTGTTTTATCAATATTCACTAATCCTTTTTGGACCATAATAAATCACTCTTTCGGATTTTGCTTCTCGGGTATAAAGCTTTAACGAAGTTTACCGGATGCTGGGGCTGTAATCTTAGCACCATCACGACATATTTGCCTGCTGAATATTCTTGTATAGGCTTATCAAGTTCATCGTTAAAAGCAATAACCCTAACAGTATCATTACGCTTATTGCGTTGGACAAATGCAGCATTTCTCATAATATCATTAACAATATCCGGAATATCGCCGCTAAGTTCAGGATGTCCTACAGAAATATGTTCCTGTGTATCCTGACTAAGGGTTAATGCTGCATCCTTTATCCCATATGCTTCTTTAAGTACATTATACACTTCTGGCTGCATTGTGCTAATCTCTTTGAATTGCCTTTTTACTGCTTGATCAAATGAACTGTTCTCCTGCCCATTTGTCTCTCCATCGTTTTGCCCGTTCTCTAAATCGATATACAACCCATATGCATGCTTACAATTATGGGTTATAATAGAATTACAAGCATACCAACCATCTGTAGTTTGGAGGTTGTAAACATGCCCCGAAAAACTCCTCAACTGAACGCCAATGATCTCATCAGGCGTTATACTGCCGGAGAGTCCCTCTATCAACTCGCTACCGCTTTGCATGTCGGTAAAGCTTCTATTAAAACCATCTTGGAGCAAAACGGAATTGAGATTAGGAATCTCCAAGAAGCTCGCATCAATCGCAGGATACCACTCGACAACTCCGACATCCACCGACGATACTCGGCAGGGGAAACCAAGAAGGCTATCGCTAAAAGTCTTGGCGTGAATCAAGCCACGATTCAACGCCGTCTTAAAGATTTTGGTATTGATACCGCTCCGGATAGGTCTGTTGCAATGAGCACGCGTCTTTCCAGAATGACCGCCGAAGAACGGCAAGCGTTGACTGAAGCTGCTCATGACGCTGTTCGCGGCACAAAACAGCCTCTTGAATATAAGATACACCATGCTCAATGCATCCAGGCCCGCGGCAAATTTGGCAGTGCTGCTGAACAAATCCTTACTGGTTGGCTTATGGAAAGAGGCATTAATGTTATTCCCCAACAAGCCATCGGCATATATAACGCAGACATCGGAGCCTTTCCCATCGCCGTGGAAGTCTTCGGGGGAAACTGGCACGCTAATGGCAGACATGCCCTTAGACTGCCCGAAAGAACGCACCACATCCTCAATTCTGGATGGAATTTGGTCTTTGTGTGGGTCAGTGCCTTGTATCATCCCCTGCTCCCCCAATTGACGGATGACATAGTCGCCTTCTACGAGTTGTCCCGCCGCGACCCATCCTTTAGGGGTCAATATCGGGTGGTTTGGGGTGACGGGCAATTCTATTCCGCTGGCAGTGTGCAAGATGATGAGTTCACCATCATACCATCTGGAAAAAACCGCCAATGGCGGAGGCCCACTGACTAAAACGCCAGCTGGAAAACACCGGGGATGGAAGAGCCCGGCATCCTTAGCCTCTTGCAGCGTCGGATAGCCTTCCGTCTTGCCCGACAAGGATAATATTTTCCCCTCCCACGGTCGACACTTTTCGCATGCCCCTATATGAGTGCTGACCTTCACCAGATCGTGCCCGTGTTCTAAAAGTCGGTTAGCAGTACCCTGTAGATGGGCCTCCATAGTCGTAGTTCTAGCCACCGTTTCTGCATATGTCCGCATGTTCCATTGTCTGCCCTTACGGTCCTTAAACCCTGTTATCCCCTGTTCGGCCAACTGCTCTCGGAAGTTTTTCGCCACCTGCTGCCAGCTTTTATAACCAACCACCGAACCCTTAATATTTTCCAAAGCCAGGGTTCGGTAGATATCATCGACCCGGCGGCCTATGGTCGTAGCCACATCATCAAACCGATTATAGGCGGTCTCGGCCAGCACCTGGGCAGCCTGTTGGTGGATGGCTGCAAAACCAACCTTGACCTCAGTGCCCATGGCTTTCATCTGAACATCAGCAGCCTTGGCGCCTTCCGTGTAAACCCGGGGAATAGCTTCTTCGCACCAAGTACGAGATCCCTCCCGCAAGTCCTTCAGGATAGCCTGAACATTGGTTTTCATAGCGTTTAGATATTCAGTCTTGTTTTCCCTGAGCAGAGCTTGGTTAATATCATTCAGGATCTCGCGCTCAGCGTCAGTATAAAATTGTATCAACCGCCGAGCTTCGTCCTCACTGAAACGTATGAGCTTTTCATCGGGAGACTTTGCCATCAGACCTCACCGCCCTGATCGCTCCCCTGCAGTGTTACGCGGGGCTTGTTAGTGACCTCCGGTACGCCCGAGCCCTGTTCTTCCTTAATTCTGTCTATCTCGTTCTGAAGTGCGTCCCCCTCCAGCCCGTCCAAGCGCCGCAAGCTGCTTTCCAGGCTGGTTAGCCCGGCACCTTTTCTCTGTACCTCAATCTGTGTCTGCTCGGTATCATCCTGAGGTAAACCGTCGAACCAATCGATATGGATGTTCTCCAGTCTAACTGCCCCCCCGGCTCCCTGGGCTACTTCAAGAGCAGCGGCCAGCTGTAAAACCTTCTTCAAGGCCGGGTCAAACTCCATCCGAATACGGCCAACCTTGGCAAGCGGTGCCATCATCAACCGACGAAGCGCGCTACCCGATTCCGCCAGGCCGGACTTGAGTTGTCCAAATGCAGCCGGCGAAGTCTCAGAAAGAAAATAAAGCTGCTCCATCAGCAGATCTATCTCACGAAATGCCGCCTCAAGCTGACCGTCCCATACAACATACCCCGGGGGGTTGTCCTCAGATGTCAGTGGAAAGTATTTGCCACCGGCTCTAAATGTTGCTTGACCGGTTAAAGGGTCCACTTCCAGAGCACTATCCGGGCCGTACATATTGGGGTCAGAATGCTTGTCCAGTATTCTGCTTATCTGGGCAACCCTAATCTCAAGCTCCTGGATGATACCGTCAAGGTCAGAGTAATCATCTATCCCGGTAGCCCGGTCGGTCGTAATAAGATTACTGATCTGTACTACCAAGAAATCATCAACGCCAGTCTCCTGTACATTTTCTTCTTCCGCTAACTCGCCTATCTTCTGACCCTGGTTGATTAGCCTGTACACCCGGGTTGTAATCTTCCCCTTCTCATGAATCTCAGCCTTAAGAAACTGTTGCTTACGGTTCCCGGCACCCAGGAGCAACGGAGAAACTTCATCATAGATCCAGGCCAGGACGTGGGCGGTAATGTCCTTTATATTGTCCTTTGCTACAACCGGGAACCAAACCAGCGGTGTTTGCCCCTCTATAATGGCACGGCCATCGTAACGCACCTTGATCAGGCCATCACCAAAACGACTGACGTCCAGAGCGACTTCATAGGCCCGTTTAACGAGTCGATTATTGTTAATAAGATTGTCTGCCTCCGCCTGTTCCGCAGTGCCTTTATCGCCCACTGATATCCTCGGCGGTTCTCCAAGCAGCAGGTTGCCCCATAAGGTAGACAGACGTTTATGCCAATTGAGGATCAACTCCAGAGTTGCCCTCTTATCCTCGCGCAGAAGCCGTATCCAGTCCCTGTAAACCAGTTCATGTTTGCCTTCGAAAAGGTTCCGGTTTGCCTGGTATGTTTTTAATCTTTCCAGTTCGCTTTCCGGTGGCCACGGCTGACCCGGATTCAACCAGTCTAAATTTGTTAACACATTAATCACCATCCTGCTGGTTTGCCGACTGTTACTCCAACGGTGCGGCTAAATATGGTATGAAGGATATACCTTAAGGCATCGAGTGCGTGATCGTTTGCCTTTATTGGTTTATCTTCGCCCTTCTCCTGGGCTTTCGGGTTCCACACATAATTCGTTATTTCCTTGAGCAAGTTCGGACACTTCTTTCCGTAAATAAAGAGCCGTTGCTCTCCGAAGAAGGAGGCAACGGTTCTTATTCCGTTTATTACGCTGTTGTCGGCTTTTCTTAATCCAGCCACTCCATCTTTCCGCAGTTGCAGGATGAAACTGGCTGCGCTCGGGTCAATGCAAATCGCCTTCGGGTACCGGCCTTTAATAAACTCCTTTAGATCCCGGCTGTATTCGATGTCGGTCTTTTGCCGGCCTTTCTTGGAACTATCCCAGTAATACTCATCGATAACATACAAGTTCTTGCCGGACTGACCGATAATCAAAATCACGGTTGGATTACCGGTCCCGTAGTCCACGCCCGCATAATAAGCATCGAACTTAGCCGGCAACTGGTCAACCACATGGATTGATTCATCGAACATATCATAGATGACGCCCTCGGCCAGCACCCAGAGACCCAGGATCATGCGCTTAAACCAGAGGCCGGTAAACCGCTTATAGCGTTCTTTTGTCTTAGGCGATAAGCTCAAGTTATCATCCAGGGTAAAATGAAGGCGCAAAACCTTCATTTCCTTGGCTTTATCTATGTATTCCGTTTTAATGTAGTGGAACGGTCCTTCCGGATTGCAGTTCATCCAGACCTTTGACCCTTCCACTGAGCAGCGGCCTATCATCTGCTTGATAAAGGACTCCGGGAAAAGAGCAGCTTCGTCTGCATAAGCGCCAGCTGCAGTTAACCCCTGAAGGACATCCTGGGACGCCTCGTTATTGGCACCAAACAGGTAATAAGTATTGCTGCCTATTTCAACTCGGGTATCGGAGCCTGATCTGATATACCGGTAAAGAATTCCTTTGGCATTCAGGATCTGAAACATGGGCTTCAGGACGTTGCGCTTCAGGGCTCCCATGCTCCGGCCAGCCAGAATAAAGTTCTCGTTTTGGAATGTTGCCAGTGACCAGGTTAAAAAGCCATCAATCATTGCAATGGTTTTCCCTGCCCTAATAGACCCGTCGCATATAATCATGTCGTAGTCTTTATACGGGCTGGGGTCCATCCACCATGTTAAAACCTTCTTTTGTTTCATGGAGAACGGCTGAAACTTAAAAACTGCAGCAGTTTGTGCCTTGGCCATTATTCATCAGCCTCTCCTTCATCGCCCTCCTTGTCTCCAGCTTCTTCATCTGCCCAGACTTCCTTAGCAGTAGGTTTAAGCGCGTCAACGTAACTGGTCATATCTGCTTCGGGCGTTGGGTTCTTAATCTTATCCAGTTCGGCCTTCAGCTTATCGATCCGGAGTTTTTGTTCTTCAGTATCCAGGTCTTTCAGTAATAGCTCTTCATATCTAGCGATCAACCTTTCCAGGGTTTGTATGGCTCGGCTTTGGGCCTGAAGGAAGTTGGCATGTTTGTCCCAGGCATGCTGCACTTCCCATTTTTCGCCTATGATTTTACCCTTCTGATATCCGACTTTCTCAATTGTTTTATCTTGCTGGTCCCGCACCCACATCAGCTTCTGCGCCCGGGCAATGGCCGTGTATTGAATGACTATGTTTTCCCATAGCATATCCAGTGGGCTCTTAATCTGAATCTCCTTAACAATGGCCAGGGTTTCTTCGTCATCAGGGAATATTCGCGAAAAAAAACCATGCTTCTCAGCATGATGATTTCCTGGAGGGGCACCATGGCCACCCTTATTTCCTAAAGCGTTTTTGCTGCCGAATGGGGCGCCACGTTTTTTGGTTGTTTCTCTTTTTATGTTTTGGGTGCACCCTTTTTCTGGTTTAGGTGCACCCTTTTTTCTTGCCCATTTGAATCTCTTTTGCCATGACTTAACTGTGTTTATGCTCACGCCATGCTTTTCGGCGATGTCCTTATACTTCATTCCGGCCTCGTAATCTCGCTGGGCCTCAATATGATCTTTTGCTGCCATTTACACGGCTCACCACCTCCCGGATGGACTATTTTAATTAAAATGAATAATATTAAGCTAATCTGTAAACAATAAATTCAGCAAATTAATAAGGGGGGCTTACATTGAAATGGGTCCTGCTGTCTTTTATAGCAGGGCTGATAATTCTAAATTTGTTGGACAGAATTATATTGATAATTCTGATCCTTAAATATAAATAGAATTATTGTCCCTGGGGGCGGTTTCGCTCCTAGAGACAATAAAAATATAATATAAAGATGAAGTAAATTTGGCCTATAAAATCGCATCAAAAAATCCCCCGAAGGGGCTTATGAGTGCGTTAATCAAATCTGTTTTTATATCTCCCGGTACCACTCCAATAATTTGATCGCTAAATAATGTAAACAAATTAGTTCTTAGAATTCGTTGCCCGGAGTAATTATAAATTTCCACATCGCTAAGTTCGATAGATTCCGCATCATGGTTAGGATTGCCGTTATTTTCATTGGCAAAAGAACAAACCCGCCGCTTATGTGTAGCGACGGGTAGCTATTTTGATTTTAGCATCTTTTACCAGGTTGTCAAGATAATAAATGTCTCTGGCTAAGTACCTGGGGCATAGCCCTCTGCTTCTTATGTTTCCTCCCACCACTGGACTTTGCTCCCTTCTTACCTCGGCGAATATCGGCTAAATAAGCTAATCCCAACCCATAATAGCCTCGGGGCTCCGCCTCCTCTTCTTCATCACTCTGATCTTCAGGTGGCCAAAATTCACTATCACAGCCAGAGCAGCGGTAATAACCAGGGGCTACATACTTCATGGGCCGGCCGCATCCTGGGCAGGTCATTTTGCTATCTTTCGGCCAGAACTGACCCTTACACTGGGGACACTGGTAGAAGTTATCCTCATTGTTGAACTGCATTTGTTGTTTACACGTCGGGCAAATCACTCCCAAAGTTACTGCCTCTGAATTTTGAGCCACCTCTCACCCCTCCTAATCTTTTCCCCCGCCTTAGTTCGTTTAATAGTTGAACTGCGCACTAAGCAACTACGCCCTGTGCCCAATTAGCAAAACATTTAATTTCCATTGAAACATCATTTTTCCCTAAATGAGATTCCTGATAGTGCTTCATTCCCTTTACTGTTTGAAAAGACAAAATACCCACCCGACTGATAAAATTAACTTTGCGTTCAGTTCCTTCGCCATTAAAATAGGTTTTACCCACCATTATTTCGGATTGTTTCAAGCCTCTCACTCCTTCCCCGCAGCGGGATTTTTATTGAAATGCGCACTATCGCATTGCAGCATAGCGCTCTGCACGTTCCTTGGCATCCAGCTTTTCAAAAGCATTGCGGGTGTCTTTGACAACCCCGTTCAGTTCGTCAAGTTCCTCCTGTAATTCTTTAATCGTTCCCTTCCACATATCGCGGATTTCTCTTAGGTTTTTTCGGTGCCGCTCAATGAGAGACAACTGTCTTTTGCGGTCTTCTCGACCATCAAAAAACTCAAGGCCCTCTTTGTACTCTTCTTCCGTGAGTTCGGCGTAGCCATATAAATCCTGCAATTCGCGGGTATCATCGCACCCTTTGTATTTTTCATCCCGGATTTTTTCGGTCCGTGCCTGTTCAGCAGCAAGAGCCGCCTTGGCATACTTTTTAAAAATTTTATCAATATCCGCGACCATCATTTTTGCAAGTTCTATTTCTTGCTCAATTTCAGATATTGTGCTCATTTATATCCTCCTTCACTGTCCGCAGTCGCTTGGGGCCAGGCAACATACTTCCCAGATGGTCTTTTGTTCTGTCGGATATTTATCTGGCATCACCCTTGGCCTGCTCGGTACGTCCCAACCTTTAGGCTTATACTCGGTTTGACCTATTACTTTCCACCCTGCAGCCTTTAAACTGGTTCCTGGTTCGGATTTCAAGGTATAAGTTATAAGCCGCTTATATCCTAAGTTCCTGGCTACCCTCCACGCAGCTGCGTAAAGTTTGCTGCAGGCGTTTGGATAACCCTCTAATACGCATACTCTCAATACCTCAAGGGTTAAGCCATCGTCTTTATATCTGGAAATCGGCCTACCCACAACGGCTACGCCTATAACCGTCTCACCATCGTTTAGCCCAATACTGTATTTATGACCTACAGGGGCTATATTGTGCCGGTGGTATCTATTTACAAAGTCTTTTGCCTCCTGCAGTGTTATTGGTTGTAATTCCAGCACTCAAAATACCCCCCTCCTTACGTCGCATAATCAAAACCTACTGGCGCTATGTCTATAAAGCGTTCACCTGCTATTTCACCTGCATTGGCATTAATCCACGAATCATCTTTGCCGAGTTTGTTTAATACCGCCCTGGTTTCATCATCAACCGGAACATGAACGTAATAACAGGTTTCTCCGTCAGCATCATGGTCAATAACCTTGGCGCTTAGGGTGTTTATTAGATCAACCTTTTCCTGCTTATTCACTAATAACTTCCTCCTTCCCCGCCCCAGCGAGGGGCAGGATATATTTGAACTGTTCACTAAGCCCTATTACATATAGGGCAATTTTTCTTTTTGATCTTTTGAAACGTGCATTGTTCTATAACATCAGATGGATCTATGCAGCATCCAATTGGCGAATTGGTATAATTGCCAATAATTAGGTAATGTGGTTTAGGCAGCGTTATCTTAATTACAATCATTGGAATAGGACAGATATAAACGGTTCTATTGGGCTTATCGATATAAGCACCTACCCAAAGGTCGTACCATTTGAGCTGTAGCTTAATATTCAAACCTCTCACCCCTTCCCCGCCAGGCGGGATTCATCTAAATAACAACTTCCGTCTCTGTCGTGGATTCCCACCAAACAATAACTGTTCTTTAATCTGAATTCTCTTTTGTAAGGGTGTTTGTCATTAACTATCCTCATAAATACATCCAGAGGACCTATTGCCTTGTAAAATTCATCTTTGGTCACTTTTTTCATTTGTAATCTCCTTCCTCGGCGGGATTTTATTGCTCCATGTATCTATCTGGAAGTGATTCATATTTTTCTTTGTCTGTATCGATATAACATCGCTTACATTTCGTACAAGCACATTTATCATCCGATGGCTCATTATGTTTACATCCTTCACAAACGCAATATCTATACACTTTATTTCCTCCCCTTACTGCGCATAATTAACAGACTGTTCACTACCACGCTTCCGGTAAATCCGCGTTCAATATATCCTTGACTAGCCCTATAGTCGCCCTGGCCGGTGCATTATGGCGGTATGCTACACATATCAACTCCTCGATAAGGCTCAGTCTGAAGCTATCCGGGTTAAACTCCGGCGGCTGCACCAATGGAAAGTATGGGATCGGCTCATCGTCCTCAGGCCCAAAACCGTCCTCGCGTGGCATTTCCTGACCTATGGGCATAACCATGGGCGGTGTTGGATTAAATGCCTGTTCGTCAGAAGGTGTTCCCGTGCGAAGCTCAACACCCGCGCATTGTGGGCAAAGCCATCCATCGTGGTAGAATCTTTTCTCTCCCAGCACGGCTCCGCAATGGCGACATACTTTTTTCCAAATCGACGGGTCGGGCGTTGGATCCATTACCCCACCTGGCGCATACCGGGAGTCTGGTTTACGGCTTTCATCCTGGGTTTTCGGTTCTGGTTGCGATATACTTGATGTTGCAGACTCCTCTTCCCCCTGATCCGGCTCCTCGCTGCCAAACGTGTCCGGTTCGGGGGTCGGGGTCTGCAATATCGGCACGCCCTCGGCGGTGATTATGTTTTGCTCAACCAGCCACCGTTTTATCGTTGCCCAGCCAGCTCCGAATTCCTTCATGAGCGGGTCAGTTTTGCCACTATGTTTTTCGAATGCCTCTAATAGTTCCGCTCTGGGTGGTGCTTCTCTCTTTGTAGGTGCCACTTCACATTCCTCCCCCTTTAATTTTGTTATCTTAACCTTGGCCAATATTAGGTCGTTGATTAGGATGCTGTCCGGGTACAGTTTTCCTTTGATAGCTATATGCTTACCTGTAACCTGGATAACCTTCCCCATTCTGATCTTTGGCGGCGCTTGTACTCCGCCGGTTGTATGACTATTCACTTCATACTCAATTTCGTCCCCCGGCCTGATCTCGGCCAAATCTATTACCATAGTTCCCCTCACTTCCTCCCGAAATATACTAACGCCAGCACCCCGCACATCAGGCCAGTCGGGTCGAGGTTTGTATAATAAGCAACTGCGCTGCCGACAAATGCCGCTGCGGAAAATATAAACAAATGCTTAATCCCTGTCGGCATAATCCTCACGCCTCCTTTTTGCTACTCCCGTACCACTGCAAGTGCTTACAAAGTCCATCCGGGTTCTTCTGCTTCTCTGGATCCGTGCAGCCCTTTTCGTTCAGTGCCCGCTTCGACAGGTCAATCCCCCTTAACCAACAGTAGGCCACCGGCGGCGGTATTTTAGGCTGAATTATCCCGGCATTTGCAACACCTCCTTGCTGGTTTTTAAGTCCGTTTTGTCATCCCTACCCCCCCCCTGCTTTTCTAAGCAGACGCACCCAGTACAAGAAGAACTCCCACATTCCCTGCAAAAAGTACCATCAGGATGCCACCCTAAACCTTCACTGTGTACGCCTCCGAGTTCGTCGGTATAAATTTCTCTGCCATCATCATCTTTACCCGTCATAACTAGCTCTCCTTTTAAGCCACCCGGCACTTATCGATGCGGACCTTAAGTGTTTGCATTAATCGCTCCTGAGTATTCCCGTTGTATTGTAAAACTTCTAAAATGTCCTCGTCGCGTCCACCTTCCACTATCAATCGATGCACAATAACCTTTTTCGTTTGCCCCTGCCTATCTAATCTCTCAATCGCCTGTAGATACAATTCCAGGCTCCAGGTTAAGCCAAACCAAACTATGTGATTGCCGCCATCTTGGAGATTTAAGCCGTAGGCGCTGCTGGCGGGATGCGTAAGTAATACATCCACATTGCCTGCGTTCCACTCATCTTCATCCGCTACCGTTTTTAACTCCCGCACCTTCAAGCCTGTACCTGCCAGGGCGGCTTTAAGCCTCGGTACATCATGCCGAAAACCATAGAATACTAACGCCGGTTTCCCGTTTAAGCTCTCTATTAGCTCCATAAAAGCTTCGACCTTACAGTTATGGATTTCATGTACTCCTCTATTCTCGTCATAGATAGCCCCATTACAAAGCTGTTGAAGTTTATTAGATAAGGCTGCGGCACTCGGTGCAGCGATAATGGTTCCAGGGTCTACCTCTAAAAGCATTTTCCGTTCCATTTCCTGATAAGCCTTTTGGGCTTTAGTATCCAAAATTACTGAAATATCGTTGTATGTGACGCCCGGTAATTCTAAGTAGTCCTCTTTTTTCAAAACCACGCATATATCACTAATTAAAGCCATAATCGCTTCTTCTGCGCCGGGTTTCGGGGTATAACTAAAACCGTCATAACCGCGTTCAAAATATCTCTCCCGATATCCGCTAAACGTTTTTCCTAAACGTTTACCACCGTCAAGGAGATATATCTGTGCCCATAAGTCCAATAGGCCTTTAGGCGAAGGCGTTCCTGTTAATTCAATAATTCGTTTTTCCCAAGGTTTTATCCAAGTAAGTGCTTTAAATCGCTTTGCCGAAGGATTTTTAAAGCTTGTAGCTTCATCAAGAACTAATTCATGAAACGGCCAAGCGTTGCGATAATAATCAACAATCCAACAAACGTTTTCCCGGTTGATTATATATAAATCTCCTGGGGTATTAAGGGCTCTAATTCTTCGCTTTTCGCTTCCCAACACCTGGATTATTCGTAAATTCTTTAAATGCTCCCATTTTTGCTGTTCTTTATTCCAAGATGATTCAGCTACTTTTTTGGGCGCTACTACCAATGTTTTACCAACTAAAAACCGATTATATTTTAAGTCGTTTAATGCTGATGCCGTAATAGACGTTTTTCCTAACCCTGGATCAAGCCATAATGCTAAAGCATTATCGGTAATCGCGCGCTGTATACAATATCTTTGGTAAGCGTGTGGTTCGTATTTCACTATTTCACTCCCATGCACTGAAAAATAAAATCGTCAACAGCGCTTTTACTGTCCAGAATTAAAACCTGAAATCCCATTTCCCTAATTCGCCGTTGCTGCAGCTCTTGTAAGGGCGTGAATTTCTTCCCCGGGGCTTTTAACTCAACGAATGCAATCATTCCACCGGGAAACATTACTATCCGATCTGGCACCCCTGAATTGCCTGGTGAAACGAATTTATATGCCCTGCCGTTAAATTCTTTAGCTCTATTCCGGAGATATTCTTCGATGGTTTTTTCCCTCACGCGGCTCCGCCTTCTTTCGGCATAAACCAATACTGTATGCCGTTTCTGTCTTCGGAAATGATACCAAGCTCTTTTCTTGCGTCCTTCATAGCTCTTTTATTCAACCCTTGGTCACGTCCAATTATCAAAAGGGTTTTAACATTTACACCGTTTGCGGCTTCAGGAGATTGTAATAAATTTTTAAGTAATACCCTTGCAATATTGGTTTTATCTTCTTGCGTGAGAAAAGGTCCTGAACTCATTGCCGCTCATCATCCCTCTCTTAAAAATTTTGGCCTGTTACATTCTCGGGATTTTTCCTTATGTGCTTCTGTATTAGGTATATTAGGGTATATCTATATCCCCTATTTCCTTTATTTTTATTATCTCTATAGAAAGAATGTAACAAATGTAACAGTAGGTCTTTATCCCGCTACGCACCGGACTTTGAAGTCGTTACATTGAATGTATCAAATGTAACGAATGTATCAATTTTTGTTACATTCTCTGTTACATTCTCGGAGAATGTAACAGGAGTTTGTAACAAATGTAATAGCCTTGAATAACCTCTTTGTAAACCGTAAGCTTTCCCGAATTGTCGGCCATTGCGGTCCTTCTTCCAGCCTTTCAGGTTATCCAGTATGTTATTGATTTCTACGGCGTCTGATCTACGCATCATACTGATATCTTTGTAAAAACACTCGCACCAGACTTCTGCAGCACATATTCTATCCCGTAAAACAGTATCGGATTTTGTTTTCTCAAACTCACCAGACCAGTACATACGTCGTTCATTTACAGACCGGCTGGCCCAATTCGCAGGTATTTCCCTGTCCACGAACTCGCGTATGATGCCCTCTTTCGCATTGCTCTCCCTGTGCGCTTCCTGTTCCTGTAAGGAAATTGCTTCCGCTTCTCCTGTAAGATATAAAGGCTCTCCCAGTTGCCAGTATACAAAGGCTTCTGCCCATATTTGATTAACCTCGCCTTCTAATTGAGTAAAAATGTTTTTTGTAGGCGGCTGCAGGCCAACGTCCACCGGCCAGAATCTTCTATTGCCCGTACGGTCCCTAAGGAATTCACTGTCATTGGTGGTTCCGAAGAACACGCAGCGGCGCGGGTAAAGATTAGTATGTCGTCCATACGGCTCTCTGAAAATGTCCTCCGTACGGCTTAAGAACTGCTTCACGGCATTTGTTTCTGACCGGGACATGCCGCTAAGCTCACCCAGCTCATTAATCCATACGCCCTGGATCATTTCCGCAGCTTCCTTGCCCTCAAACGTCTGCAGGCTATCGGAGTACCAACGACGGCCTAACAGACGTAACAGGGTGCTTTTGCCTATCCCCTGCGGTCCGGCTAATATTGGCATGTAGTCATATTTAACCCCTGGGGTCATAGCGCGGGCCACGGCTGCGGCCAGGCTCTTGCGTATTACTGCCCGGGAATAAACATTATCTTCAGCCCCCAGGTAGTCTATAAGCAGAGTGTCCAGGCGTTTAACACCGTCCCAGTGTAAGCCAGTCAGGTATTCCTGAACATCGTTAAATTTATTTTTATGGGAACAGAGGGTCATGGCGGCGTACATGCGCTTATCGGCTATCTGGATGCCGTAGACGTGCTCCAGGTGGTGAAGCATACCGGCGTCGTCCGGATCACCCCATACCCGTCTTTCCGTCCTGCTGTCCCACGGCAGCGCACCCAGGGCCAGGCCCCTGTTGGCGAACTCGTCAAAGGCCAGCTTACCTTTAAGCAGAGGATCGTTCTCCAGGATCACCAGGACGTTGTTAATAGTTTTGGTAGGAACGCCTGTAGTAGAACTGACCTGCAGTTTGCTTATCCAGTTTGCAGTATAAGTCGGGTCGGTGTTAAATTCCTGCGTGGCCTTCTCATAACGCTCCTGGTTGAGCAGCGCGGCGATGTAGGTATCTGATACTACAAATTCACACATAGCTAGGTAGGACGGTAGCTTATTTGTTGGAGTATCCGGCTTGGCATCGTCGTCTTTATCGCTGAATTTATGAAGCCGGATAAGATCAAAAGCGTTAACCAGTTTGCCGCCTGCCGGGTCCGTTGCGTGGTGGCTGTAAAGGAATTGCCCGTTATCATAAATCACTGCGCCGCCTACTGTGCTACCTTTGGTATAGGTAAACCGCCCCGGGTCGTTTTCACAAGGCTCGTATATCCCAGGGAGGAAAGTGTCCATAGCCTGGTAGATATCGTACGTCTTGCAAAACGCTCCCACGATACCGGACTTGGCCGTAGGATCGCCTTGTTTGTCCGCCAACCTTTGATTGTTTTGGGCTCCAGGCACTTCCGGCCACTCTGCCACGTTGCGCCAGTTCGTATACATACCCAGGATGCCGTCAGTGTCCAGGAAAGCTTTGTCCCCGTACTGATACACATATTGGCTGTCAGCGCTGCAGCTGGGCCAGTACATAAGTCGGTGCGTCTCGAAGGTCGTAGGGTCGCATAGCTCAATGCCTATAATGCTGGCCAGTTTACGAGATAAAGGTTGATATTCGTCCGCTGTGGCTGTCCTATTCAACGGTACCAGGATACGTAAGCGCGGCCTGGCCTCTTCATGCTTCCGAGTGGAGTACACGGCGTAGGCGCAGCCCAGGCTTTCTATCCGGCGTAAAATGTTTTGCGTGTCGCCCGGCTGAATGTTGTCTAAGTCCAGAGTGATAACGTCCCTGCCGGTAACGTTGCTTACCTTACGCCGGTTATTAAGCAGTGTGCCTGCTACAAAGCCCCCCACGTCCTTTAGATCGTCCTGTTTGGACTTCGGAAAGCGCAGGTATTCGGCTAATGTCTCCGTCCCTCTGGCCGGGGTCTTAAGACGATCTACCAGCTCCGACCAATAAAGGGTCTGAGTAGGCCAACGCGTGGCCTTACGGCTATTTCCGTATGAGATCGATATCTGTCGGTCATTATTTATGAGCACGGAGCATAACTCCTTTAACTGTTTATAGCAGCTTTTTTCTTTCTGCTGCGTTTGCTTTTACGTTTTTGTTCATTAATTTTGTTGTATAAATCAGCAATTATAATACCTGTCCTGGTCAATTCGGCGTCGTTCTGAATTAAATGCTGTTGATTTAACCTGGCCAGTTGCGCACGGGAAACTGGAATTAAATTATCTAAATCAAAATTACGGTGATTTCCATCCCCGAATATAATCACATGCCCTTTGGGTACCGGGCCATTGACAGTCTCCCAGATTAATATGTGCTTGGCTTTCCAGTTCTTGTTCAATTTGCCGTCCGCAATTTTTAACTCTGTATACCCATCCTTGCTTATTCTTTCGGTCCCGATCGGCACCCAGTTGTGTGACTTATTGCCCTTCTTAAACTGGGTGGCTTTGCATCCTTCATAGGTAATCCCCTTTTTACCTTTGTTAAAAGGGACATTGCCTTTGGGGAAATAGCCGGTAATTCCGCTGTTTAGCTTATGCCGGCTGTACCATGCTTTCATCTGTGAATGCGTGTAATTTGTCCCGAACGTCTCATTTAGTTTTGTTGCCATTTCCTTTGGGCCGACTCCGGCATAATTTTCTTTGATGAAGTTTTTAATTTTATGAGGATATATCCAGGACGGTCTTCCAACCGTAATACCGCGGCGCCCGCTTTTTAATTTATGGTTCGCTTTATAGCACTTCATTTTGTCCTCGGTAAAGTCTGTACCGAACCTATCATTGACTAATACAGCAAGGTCTCTGTTGGTAATCCCGCGAACATTCTCAGCTATAAACCTTTTCACTTCTTCGGAATATTTTTTCACTGGCTATCCCTACTCCCCACAAAAGGCTGCGCGTAACATCGGGGGCATTTTTTTATCGTCGTTATTTCCGTCGCCGTACTCATACATAAGAGACTTTGCTTTTAATACCAATGATCCGTTTGAAATAATTTGAGTTGCAATATCTGAAATAGCTTTTGCCCTGTTAATCTCCGCAGTAAGCTTTTCGCCGGTCAAATCTTCCTCCCCCAAGCGTTCAAGCTGTGCGAATAAATGGTTATTTAAGTCACCTAAAGTGTTTTGCATATACTCGCCTACTTTCTTTAAGAGGTCTTTGCATCTGGTATATCTCGCCAACCTACTCCAATGTAATCAAGAACCTCTCCCCAGCCATACTTTCTACCGGTTTTCTCGTTGGTAACGCAAGCATACATCCAGAAGTTCCATTCTTTTGGATTATCCTGCCGTAATCTATCAAATCGGTGAGGTCTTTTTTCAATGTGGATACCAAAACCGCACATCGTACAGCCTGTCCTCTGTGCTCTCGTAGTTCTTAAGGCACCGTTAGGATCCCGAACAATTTTTCCGTATATCTCAGGAACTGGTACTTTTAGATCCAGGGCCAATTGTAAAATATCCTGACGATTGAAGATTGCAAAGGGACACGATCTAATTACGGTTTTTCCATAATAGTTACGATGCTTTTATCTTCGAGGCTTGATACCGACACCCCGGGAATGTTTTTACTAATGAATTTTCTTAAGAAAATTAATAGGGTTATACTGTCTAATCCACCTACGCTACAGAACACGTCCCCCCCATGTGATTATAGAATTCTCGGGCTTTTATCTCAGCGTGCCGCACCTTGGCTTCATAAGGCAAACTTTGCTTTTGCCTAAATTCATAAGGTTCCGTTTTTAACAACTCCTTTCTTGAATCGGTCTTTATCTATTAGCTTTGAAAAAAGCTTGGGCAAAGCCCGGTGGCGTAATTGCTCTTAAAGCAGCTCTGTTTAAACCTAATCCCCGGTATTCTTCTGGTACTATTGGTGCAGAATAGGCCCTGCCATTTGAGCGGCCATTAGGAAATTTTTTGATTAAATCATCTGGTTTATTGAGTACTGTTTTGATGGGTTCTTTAAAATAGCCCCATATATCCGTAGGCTTTATCCCTTCATCTCCGAATTGCCATTGTTCAAACGTATAATGTGGTATACCTAAAAACTGCCTTAGGAAGCCTTTCGGATTTTCTAACGCCCAAAACTTTAACCCCCCCCCCCCGCAATCTACAGCACCATATTATGTTTAAACAGGCCTTAACGATTTCCGTGGCTGTTGTAAAATCTCTCGCGGCGGCCCCTTTAGCTAAAGAGAATTCCGTACAGGGCGGAGCCGCTAAAATGCCGTATACGTTATTAGGCGGAGAATAATCCCTAACGTCATAAATAGGCAGTGTTATTTTCCTTACGTCGTATCCGGCTTCTTTATATGGTTTAGACCAAGCCCCTGTGCCACCACAGAGGTCGAGAATAATCTTTTGCATTGCGCTATTCCTTCTTGTAGTAATAGGCCGTAAATCCGTCAGCCGGGGTAAGCAATCCGGGTGCCCAAGGCATAGGCTGTCCAATGATCCTGCACACGTTCATCAGTTGAGTTTGCGGGTCCAGGTGATACCACAACTTTAAGCATTCCTCATACCGATCGCAGCCTTCCGGACAATTGTCAGTATTGTAATCGCGCAAAGGATAACAGTTTTCCACTTTTATATCTTCTGGAACAAGCGGAACATCCAATACTAATTCATCATGTATGTGCATGACTGTCTGATATCCGGCAGCGGTTACCCGGGTAAGGCTCTCAGCCAGGCAGTCCCTGGCAATGGCCTGGGTCACGTTTTCAGCAAACTTGCCGCCGTAGGCATCGACGACGCCCCACTTTTTAGTGGTCTGGTTCATCCCGTAATAATGAATACTGTCATTCCCCCATTGATTGGGGGACATAAAGGGTTTTACGTAAAACAACTTCCGCCTACTAGGTAACGTAATGGTAAGAAAATCCTGCTGGTTCTCATAATCGCCTTCCCTTGCAAAAATAAGGCCTTTTATACCTACCGGTTGCCCGGTTCTCATAACTTCCAGAGCGGCGTTCTCTAAGCTGTACCACAGGTCAACTATGCGCTTATTAGCTAATCTCCATCGTTTTACGATATCCGGCATTTCTTCGGGTATAAGTTTGCGTTCTTTGTCCATGGTTTCAAGAGCGTGTACGCCGCCCTGATAGCCCAGGGCCAGTTCCGCAACTTTACCCTTTTGCCTCAGTTCGTATTCCGGATTACCTTTGGCTATCTTTTCGATCGGAACGCCGAACATCTGCGAAGCAGACGCCTCGTAGATTTTGCCGTGGGTGGCGAACACTTCGAGTCTCCATTGCTCCTGCGCCAGCCAGGCTATAATACGGGCTTCGATAGCGGAGAAGTCGGCTACCAGGAATACATGTCCCGGGGACGGTACAAAAGCGGTTCTGATAAGTTGAGAAAGGGTATCCGGTATATTGCCGTAAATAACCCTAAGGGCGTCTATCTTTTTACCCCGAGTGCATTCCCGGGCATGGGACAAAGTTTCCATATGATTGCGTGGAAGATTCTGCACCTGGACTAAGCGCCCCGCCCATCTGCCTGTCCTGTTTGCCCCGTAGAACTGCAGCAATCCCCTGATACGCCCGTCAGTGCAAACGGCTTCCTGCATAGCAACATACTTTTTAATGCTGGTCTTGGAAAGCTCCTGCCTGATTTCCAACATACGCTTGACCGTTCCCCGCTCTGTGTTTTTAATCATTGCGGATACAGTTTCTTTCCTCAGGTCGGTTATTTCCTCATCTGTTTCTTTGGTCAGCCATTCGGACAGCTGCTTAACACTTTTGGGATTATCCAGGCCTGAGAGCTTTACCGCTTCGTCTGTCAGTTCTTTGGTGATAACCTGGTCGCAATACAAAGCTCCTTCGATGAGCGCCGGGTCAACGGCTACACCATAGGCATTTATATATTGGTCTAGTTCCCATAGCTTTTGTTCTTGTTCTGGAACAGGGAAGCTTGATAACCGCCTTTCGATTTCCATCTCCGTAACTACATCTTGACCGTTATAGCTTTTGAATAATTGCCATTTTTCTGGTTCATGGCGTGGCAGTGTCCGGGTCCGGTAGCCGTTCCTGGCCGTAGGTTTGCACGGTACGCAGAAGGTTCTTATAAGGGCGTTACCTATCCCCATTTTCCTTTTATCCTCAGGCAGTCCTAATGCTACGGCTGTAGCAGCTAATCCGGCTGTGTATCCGCAGTACAAGCCATGCATCATAGTACAGCGCCATTGTTCCAAAGGCGTACGGTAGAATTTATTTAAGCAGTACCACTCAAACGGCGCATTGTAGGCGTGCTTAATTACATTGGGATCTTCTAATGCCTCTAATACATCTGGTGGTATTTGTTCACCCTGGGCCAGGTCTACAACTTGAACAAGATTATTTTCAAATCCGTATTTGGACTCCCAATCAAGCTGATAAGAATACGCGAATAATAGGATTTCAAAATCAGGACTTTGAACATATTTATATAAGCCGGCTTTTTTTAGGTCTACGGATGAAAAAGTTTCAATATCCACTGACATGTGTCTCATACAGTATTCTCCTCATTTATACCGACCTGGCCGTTAAGACCAGGCCTATATTTTAGGGCCTATAAGCCCATCACGCCGCCTACAATCGGCTTGCCGGTAATCGGGTCAATCTGTACCGGTTGCTGCGGAGCATACTGCATATTAGGCTGCATCTGCGGAGGCTGCTGGGCATAACCCGGTTGCGGAGGAGCCTGTTGGTATTGTCCGGGATATGGAACCACGTTTGAAGGATAAGCCGGCTGCTGCGGCTGTTGATAGTTTTGCTGTTGCGGCGGCATATAATTTGGTTGCTGGGGCGGCGCATATCCGCCTGCTGCAGCGCCGCCGCCAAAGGCTTCCTCAGGTGATACCCGGTTGCCTGCCAGGGGTTCACCATCAGCGCGTTTTTGGATCATGTTGAGTCCGCAGCCAACGCCCTTATTTCCGCTGTTGAAGTAAGGGAAGAAATTAATATTTACACGGGCGTACATTCCGGAATAAACGTCACTTTGATTGATAATCGGATTAAGGGCCAGGTCAAACGCACCTGGTTGCTGGGTGGATGATGCGGTAAGCACCCAATGGCCCTTGCATTCTATCGGGAAAGGTTCTCCGCTCTGGCGTACGCCGTCGCCGTCCCAAACAGGTTGTTTTACCTGAGGGGGGCGCACGCCGTTCCACTTATTGGCTACTCCAAGCTGGATAGCTGCATTGATAGCCATGTCGATTCTCTGTTTGGTTGCAATGTCCGATTTGGGGATAAGCATGGTGACACTATATTTGGGTTCTTGCCCAGGTTGATTAGCAAAGGGTTTAAATACATGCGCGTAGCTTAGTCTCACGTCTCCGGTTGTTACGTTTGTCGGATTAGTTTGATTCATTTCCGTTACCTCCATTTTCGTTTTATAACGTTTTTACTAATTTAACTTCTACTTGCGCTTCAAGCTTTGAACCTTGAGGGCCGCGAGCAATCATTTGTAAAATAGATCCATCAGTAAAAGTTATTTTCATCTCATATTGAGGATCGAAAGCAATATCGCGTATTTCCTTTCCAATGAAAATTGATAAAATTTCTTCGTTATTCATGTTGACCTCCGTTTTCGTTTTTCGTTTCATTACTGTTCACGGTTACATTGCTATTCACGGTTTCGCTATTTACGGTTTCGCTAAAAGCCTGTTCTGCGGTTATCGTTTTGATCGCTTCTCGTTTATCGTTTGCGGGTGCAAGTGCCGGTTTGCCGGGTGGCGTATTAACGTATTCCTTTAACAACTCTACGAATTTCGGTTTTCCGATAAGTTTTTCCGTGGCTGCGAGGGTAAGCGGTTTACGTTCATACAGCATCGCTTCTTCATATCCCGCGCTTAGCAGGATATTGAATGCTGCATCCTGGTTAGTAAATTGTCTTGTACTCCGTCCCTCGACGGCTTTCCAGCCGGGTATCTCAATGCCTTTTAGGCATTCGGCAAGGGCGTATTCCTCCAGGTCTGCTGCCCATTTGGCTAGATTCTTTGCCCTCTCAAGAATCTGGCCGACTTCCTCATTGGAGATAAGAGGCGGTTTCATCATATGAACCTCTTCCAGAGATAAATTGAATTCAGCACGGGCGCGGCATTGTGCTTTTGCCCGGCAGAACCGGCAATGATCTCCGGATGTAAATTCCCCCTTTCCTTCAAAGGCTATCTGTGCTATTGGCCTGATACCCTCGCCCCAGGCTATTAGGTCTTCCGCTGTTATGGTTTCCTCGGAGATAGTGTCAAGCCGGGGTTGCACGATAGCTGTTTTTATTGTGGCTATCGGGTATAGGAATGAATATGCGGTCAGGGCTCCCAACGCATACAAACGCATTTGCGGATTGTTCACTGCGGATACCGGAACCCCTTTACCGTACTTGAAGTCGATAACGTGTATGGTGTCGCCAAAGATTATGATACAATCGGCGGTTCCAAAGCCCTGAGGGGCGTAGGCGGCATAATCGATTTGCTTCTCAACAGCGATGTAGGCTCGCGTCGGGAAGCTATGCGCAATACTCAGCGCATAATCCAAATAGGCGTCGGTGTGTTTCAGCATTTCCGGCTGATATAAAGGATTCTCCTGGAGTTTTTTCAGTCGATTATTAAATGTCCTTAGGCTCATTGGTTCCGTAAAGGCTTTCCGGAATTTCAGTTCCGCTATGGCATGTGCTAATCTACCTTCGTCAGCGTATTCACTCCGGGTTTCCGGAAGAGTCTTTTCCAATCGAGCCGAAGGAGTGCAAGTTAGCCATCGATGCGCCGACGAAGCCGACAATAAAGCGTGTTTTGGTTCATTAACAGTTGCAACTTTCTGGCTCATAGTCTCGCCCCCATTGTCCGGAGCTGCGTTGCGAAAGCTCCGTAATGCTCCTTGGGAAGCTGGGTAAGAGCTTGTACACCATACTGCGCCAGTAAGGTCGTGAGCTCTGTCATGCTGTGCCCGGGAGCGTCCATGAGCTGAGTTGCAGCAACGGCCAGCTGTTCCATCGTGTAAGTTGGCGCCGTTGTGGGTACGCTGGTTTCGATTGGCGGCATTAAGTTAGGCGCCGCGGCCCCTATTACCGGCGGTATAGAAGGTGGCATTACTGATCCAGAAGTAATCTGGGTTTCATAGCCGGGATTGGCTACAGGTGTCCCAGCATAGATGGGTTGCTGCATTACCGGTGTTTCGGTGTTGGCGATTGGTTGCTGTACTGGCGGTATGGGCGTAGCGCCACCGTTTATAGCGGTAAGGGTAGGTGGCGAAGTTACTAATTGCGCATGGCCTCCATAGGCCGCAGCCAGTGCCATTATGGCGTTTGACAATTCTGGGGCTTGAATGTTAATCGTGATTTCCAACATTGTTATTCCTCCTTTTATTAGCCCTGCATATCGGGCATAAGTCCTTGGATTTCTTTCTGTTCTTTAACTGGCGTTCAAAGGTTCTGTCCGCTCCCGGCCAGGTTCTGGCTATTTCAAGAGTAATTCCGGCCTGAGTAACTACCTGTATTAGCTTGGCTCCATTACCTTTTAAGTGGCGCTCAAAGCGCTCTTTAAGATGTTCTTCTTCGCAGTATCCTATATAATGCTGCGCATGCCGATAAGGTTGATTAAAATGCAGTAGATAGACCATATATTAACGTCCAAAATGCTTTCCCAGTTGAATAATTAAAACGCTCAGACCCGAAATCGCAACAAAAATAGCTACTACCTTACCAATAGGATTCATAACCTTCTCTTGCCAGCAAAGTTGATTAACCTGGGTCTTAAGGGGAAGATATAAAACCTTCCCCTGGGCTTGTTTCTGACGGGCTTTCCAATCGGCTAAATGCTGGGCTTGTGATTCTATCATTTAGCTCACCGCTCTTTCAGAAGGAGTATTTTCGTCTTTGATAGGCTGGAATGTACCAAGATAAAGATTTTTAGGCTCCTCTTTTGCAATGACTACTGCATATTTGGCTTTTTGAGATATTCTCAGACGCAGGCCGGCATATATTCCGAAGTCTATGCCTGCTTCGATGCCCCAGCCTGCTTTGATGCCCGAGCCTGCTTCGATGCCCCAGCCTGCTTCGATGCCCGAGCCTGCTTTGATGCCCGAGCCTGCTTTGATGCCCGAGCCTGCTTTGATGCCCCAGCCTGCTTCGATGCCCTCGCCTGCTTCGATGCCCTCGCCTGCTTCGATGCCCGAGCCGCAGAACAGGGCTTTTGCTATTTTAACGGCACCCTTCGCAATAATTTTTCCAGCGAAAAATAGATTGCCTTCGACCGTCAACTCATCTACCTCTAATACCGTATTGAGCGGACCGCCTGCGCGTAAAAGCCATAATGCCCAGCTGGTTTTATCCTCTTCTGCTAAAGCGTTTAAAACTTCTTGATACTCGGCTCCTTCTGGGAAATGGTGCTTAAACTTAAGTGTTGATTCAGCACAGGCGCCTTTTTCTTTTAGCCAATCCAGTGTGATTTTCATAAATCTCTTCTCCTCTCGTTACTCTTTTAGTTGCATTTGCCGCGCTTGCCCTGGTTGCCACAGTTGGTGCAGGAAGCGTCGGGTTGTTCTAGGTACATGCCTATTCGCCTCCTTCGGCAAGGGCTAGGGCCTTTTTGGCTTCACACCAGGCACATATCAGTGGCGCGCCGGTGCCGGTATCTGTGCAATGACAACCCAATTCGACAGGGTCTTCGCCATCAAGTAAGGATACAAGCGCTTTTAATGCCTCATACATGGCGGGGGCGGCTTTGTACAGCGGGGTTACGATCTCCACGGTGGTAGACACAACCCTGTGTTCCTCTAAATCTTTGCTGATATAGACATTGCCATGTGCATGATAAAGATCACCCTCAACCGTCTCCCCGCTGTCTATCCGCTTGCCATAGAACTTTATATCCATCCCTATTCCCTCCAATCTAACTGGGGCGGCGTGGCAAGAGAGCAAATATAATTTGTCTAAGCGGTAAAACCGCCACCGCCCCAAAAGTGATTAATCCCTGACTTCCAACGGCATGCCCATAGTTTCTTGAACTACGTTCACAGAACCCATTTCAACGATTACCTTGGTATGCGGATCGCCGTATTTATATAGGAAGTCCAGTATCGGCGCTACTGCCAGTTCAAGTTCTTTGAATTTATCTTCCAACTCGATTCCTCCATTTCTTTTTATATGGCCCCTGAACCGTCCAACACCAGTTAGGGGCCGGATGTTGATTACTCCTCAAACCCCGTAACCTCAGCGGTCTTATACTGGTTCCAGATCACCAGTCTCCCACTAGGCCAGTGCTCTACCCAGGTGTTGCCGTGAGGCGGGGCCTCCATGCCGATGCCGTGGACGTATTCCTGTAGTTTTGGGGATTCATTTTTTAAATTGCATATACGGGGTTTTACTATTTCCATGCTTGTTGCCCTCCCAAATGAGTGGTATAATGAAGTTGCAAATTTTTATCTGGCGGCTTTATATGCCGTCTTTTCTTTTCTGGTGAACAATACTGCCAGGGCTGCACCGGCCAAGTCCCTTAACTCACTTTTGACCTTTCCCCACATCGGGGATTCATCAGCCCCTATCACCCCATCGCAGGCTATTTCCACCATATCTGGCTGTACATTGATTAGGTGGGTTGTTTCTTTTTGAAGCTTCAATACTGCCGTTGGCAATTCATCAAGGGAAATATTCGGCAAGTGGGGGCCATATTGGGTATGATGCTTTAAGTGGACCCATAACAACTCTGGAGACTCGTAAACTTCGATCATTGCACATACAAGCTCATCGCTGGGCACAGAACGGCCCGATTCGTAGTCGGCTAGTGATCTAACTGATATGTGCAGCTTGTCCACTGCCTCTTCTTGGGTTAAACCGGCAAAATGTCTGCATATTCCATACACGTTCTGCGGTCTTTTCTTCATTCTCAATTCACCTCCTTTCATGGAATAATCAAAACAGACAACTGAATACTCTCTACCACTTCCCTTCCCTCCGAATTGCCCTACCGCTGTTTTCCCCGCTGCCCGGTTCCGGGTTCCCCCGCTCGGACCGGGTCGGCTATCCCGCCTTATTGGTTTCTTCCGCCGCTTTTCTCGCCAATATCTCTTTGATTATTCTCGGGGCAATAGCCCTGGCGATGGCTGCGTTAACTACTTCAGGATTCGGATTTATATGATTGATTTTTAATTCTTCGGGCTTTTTACCCATTGTTTGTGTACCTCCTTGAGGCTGTCTGTCAGCTATCCCGCCTTGCCTATGTCAATTGCCGTTTCCTGGTTAAGCTCCTTGCGGGTGAGTCTCTCGGCACCAGTTAAGTAAAGCTGCCCGAAAATCCGTTTTCTCTGCTCCAGATCATCAGGTGGTTCGGCTTTCTCGACGGTTACGGTTGTTGGGCTGGTCATGTTTGTTTCACGGGGCATGGTATCCCTCCAATATTTGTTTAATATCCCCAATCTTTTACAGGATTTTCTTTCCATATGTCGAACCATATTATGGGGAAGATGGTCGATGCCGGGAAGAAGGTATAATATGGTTTACTTGATTTCTTACGACCTCAACAGTCCGGGACAAGATTATGAAGACCTAATTAGTAATATTAAAAATCTTGGCCCTTGGGCTCATATGCTAAAATCGGCCTGGTTGGTAGATTCTCGGCTAACTGTTAACCAAATTTACAATCAATTGATAAAACATATGGATAAAACCGACCGTATCATGGTTAATGAGTTTACCGCTAATCACCAAGGATACTTAGCTCAGGAAATAGTTGATTGGCTTAAAAAGTATTTTTAATCTTTAGGTGAACAATCGCCCGTAGTACAAGCAGTACCACTAGGTTTTATAACCCGATCATCTTCCCCGCAACTACCGACAGAAGTATCTTTGGAAACCGTGATGTTTGTTATCTCTGTTCCCTCTGCTTTCACCTCAATCATTTGACAACAATGTGGGCAGGTCCAATACGTCGTTTTCTCCACTATTCTCACCTCCCTATTCATTTCTCAAATAACGTTTAGTCCTTGATTGCATGGGCTATACTATCCGCAGGTGCCGGTGGGGACTTGGGGTTCCTGTTTTAGATAGTTTGAAATAGGATATTCTTGGGAATACTCGTTTAAGATTCGTATTAATGCGGCTGTTTTAGTGCTTTTCCATTGTTCGGCCTTTTGTTGAATATAATTGTCAATATCTTTGGGTATCCTAAAGGTGAATCTGGTTTTGTCGTTTGTCATAATTCTGACGTCACCCCCTATCATTATGTTATCATGTCTTAATTATGACGTCAATTGTCTTTTTGTATTTTTGTTGCAGATTAAATATAATGACATTAGACGTCTTATTTATTGTTATTGAGGAGGACTGCTCCTATGGAAGAAAAAAGATTTACCCTTCGTATGGATGGAGACCTATTTGAAGAGATCTCCGAACTTGCAAAAAAGAATAGGCGCTCTACTGCAAAGGAAGTTGAGTATGCGATAGCTTTTTATCTCCATGATCTGGCTTCAAAAACATATCTTAATGAGCTTGACCTCAATAACATGCCAGAAGAAGAAGCTCGCAAACACCTTCGTCATTTACGCGACATCAACAAAAAATATGATGTCTTTCTGAAAAGTTAATCCCTTCACTTTTCAAAGAACTCATTTGTGGGTATACCAACTATCAATCGCAGGTGCCTGTGGGCTTTGTTGGCTTTTTGTCCTGGCGCTTTTTGGTTTTTCCTCGGTCTTCTTTGGAATCGTAATCTGTATAACCCCGGAAGTTTATCGATAAATCAAGGCAAGCGATTGTGGTTGTTGCCGGATGAGTACGATATGGCAGTTCTTCCAGTTTGTTTCCCCAGGTGTCGATATACCCCAGGCGACCGTCATTAATCGCAAACCCTAGCGAACATTCGTCGCCCGGTTTAATTTCTAGAAAGCAAGGACTTACTGATCGGATTATTTCTGGTTTTTCGGTTGAATCTTTCATGATTGCCTCCTTTCGTGGGTTATCCGCAGGTGCCTGTGGGGACTTGATTATCTTCGTCTTCCAATAGTTCTGCGACTGTGATTTCTAGCGCAGCAGCCAATTTTTTGACTATTGGAATAGTGGGGTTTTTCTTGTATGCCTCCAGCTCGGATATATAGGTTTGAGACACACCGGATTTTTCAGCTAAATACGCCTGGGTCCAGCCTTTTAAGCCGCGTTGCTTTTCTAAGTTCATGTGGTTTCACCTCCATGGTTAAAATTCTACCGCTATAGTTTTTGTTTGTCAACCGTTAAAGCGGTTTTATTTTCATTATTTTTACTGTGATAATTACTATAGCGTTAAGGAGTGTTTTGAATGAATATTGCCGAGCGAGTGCAGGAGCTTAGAGCGAGACAAAAAATTAGCCAAGCCGTTCTTGCCGAAAAGTCCGGTTTATCGCAAACATATATTTCGGATATTGAGAAAAAGGGTAAACAGCCCACTTATGACTCTATGCTCAAATTATGTAGCGGCTTTGGCATGTCTTTAATTGAATTTTTAGGTGGCGAAGATGAGGTTAAGTATTTGCCCACACATTTGCATGACCTTGTAATTAATGCCAGATCCCTATCGCCCGGCCAGGTAGAAATACTTAATCAATTCATTAGATCAATAACGGAGGGATCTGCAACCAACGAAAAACCGAAACTACCAATAGTGGCCGAAGTCAAAGGGGCTTATGGTAAAGCAGCTGCCAACCGAGGAGAAGCAAGTCCTATGGACGATCTCCCGCCTGATGCATGGGAAAGTGTGAAGAGGGTCAAACAAGAGTACCTAGATGAAGAATCATAAGCTTAACAACAATCGACCTGCTCGCAAAAGGGCAGGTTAATCAGTTTTAAGGGCGTTCGACAAAATACTTCGTTTATCGTCAAAGAAGGTGTTATTTTGCAGCAAATGTTCAACATAGCAGAGCGGGAAGGCATCAATATTCGATGGTGTAATTTTGAGCCGCCGATCAGAGGCATGTATTGGGATCCAATAGTTAAACGCCCAGCGATATTTTTGGACAAATCCCTGGAGCATAATAACCGGCTTTTGCGCTGCGTCATGGCCGAAGAGCTTGGGCACCACTTTACGCTGGACAGAGATTGTTTAACTCGCACCTATTTTAACTATAGGGACAGGCTGGCGGTGTCCAGGGCGGAGCATAGGGCCTGGAAGTGGGCTGCTGAATATCTTGTGCCGATGGATAGGTTAGTACAAGCCGCGAGGAGCGGCGTTGTAGAAAAGTGGGAGTTGGCAGACTACTTTGACGTGACAGAAGAAATGGTGGAGTTTAGGCTGGGGTTGTCCTAGATGCGAGGGGAGTGGGTCTTCTTATGGCTACATGTAAATGGTGCGGGAAAAAGGGATTTTTTCTAAGCGTTGATCGTAATGGCTTATGTTTGCCTTGCTGCCGGGCCCTAAAGCTTGAAGCTGAATCACGCTTGAGAGTTATTCGGGAATCTCAGGACTTGGTAAATAAATCTAAGAAGCTCGATACGGTTTTGTCCCGGATTGACACTATCATAGAGCATTGTGACGCATTATTGAAGTATGAAAAAGCTGGGATAAACATAATTGAGCCGCCTCCATCCACAATCATTAAAATTGCCAACGATTCTAGGCATGGGGCTATTATCAAGTCAGTAAAAGAAGAAGTTGACAAGCATATGACTAAGGCTAAAGTAGCAACAACTCCACGTTCTCAGATAACCCAAGCGAGTAAAGCTTTGGAAAAAATTGAAGAAGGAAAGAAATTGTTAAAATCCCCTCAGGAACTTGATTCTTTGAAGATGAAAGTCAAGGCCTTTGTGCATACGACGCAATTAAATGCTTACATTGAGGCCGCTCAGAAGGCTGAGTTCAAGGGGCAAACAAAGAAGGCCATAGACCAATATCAAGAGGCGCTATACTTTATAAAGAATGATGATATTGACAATGACCTTCAGGCTGAGGAAATTGCTCGATTCGAGAAAAAGATATCTGATCTAAACGCTTAATAAACGGGGTGATTATGTGAAAAGAATTTTCTTATCGGCTAGCTTGGCGTTGTTGTTTTTGTCGCTTTGGGTTTATCCATCCCTTGCGAATGATTGGCAAACATGGGATGCAGCAACTAATGTTCCACAAAATAAAACATGGACCATTAAGTTTAATCAATCAGTGGACCCGGCATCAATAAGCCAATCTGTATATGTTATGGATTCAAACAATCAAATATTTAGCATGACCGCTTATCCTTCGGTTGATGGCAAAAGTGTCAGTGTTCTTGCCAGTTCCTTTTATGAGCCTGGCGAAACATATTGCCTTTATATTTCGGATTCATTAAAGTCGTCTTCCGGAGAACCCCTAAAGAGCAAAACAAAAAAGTATTTCACAATAGCACTAAGCGCGGATCAAGCTGCGCCAACGAGCCTAACAGCCATAGCGCCAACAACAGTTGCTGGTACAGATGGCAAAATAACGGGCACAACAACCGCTATGCAACTTAAATTAGCCACAGCAGACGACAGCGCATATGAAACTTGTTCAGCAGGTTCAACAACAGTGGCAACCGCAGGCGATTATGCGGTAAGGTATGCCGCTAAACTAGGCTACAATGCAAGCCCTGCAGTAGCAGTAACCGTCCCGGCCTATGGAGCACCACCAAGCGCTATCAATGTTACCATTACTACAAACCCAGGAATTATGAAGGTTGGAGACACGCTAAGTATTGAGGCCAGTGTAAAATTATCGGATGGGAAATATGATTACATTAATTATTTAGTTACTTCAAGTGATCCCAATATAATTAGTGTCAACGGTAAAGCAATAACAACAATTAGCTCAGGAACTGCGACCATTACGGTTAGCAAAGATGATAAGACTGCGTCAATTACTGTTACTGTTATGGGTGGGAATCCTTCTATTAATAACGCCGCCGATTTGGAAACCTATTTGAATACAAATTATTCGGAATTCGATACAATAGTCGGCCATCGCAAAATTAATATGCAGGTCATAGATTATTTAGGAAACTCAAAGTACACGATCCTAAGCGATTATCAATGGGATGCTAATAAGTATGGTATATATGGAAACAACAACACCTACCTAAGTGAATTAAAAGAGCATCAACAAACCATAGCTAATGCCGCTATTGCCGCCATGCCCAATAAGCTTATAACAGGACAATATTTTGTTTCTGGTTATATCTATCCCCATATCCGCGAAGGTTTTTGGGCGCACACAATGCATTCGTGGGAATATTCTCCATCAGAAGGATTTTTGTGGACTCCCGAAGATGATTTAGAATAAACCTAATCAATGCCGGCAGGGTGTAAGTATTCAATGCTCCCTAGTCTCGCGACTTAATGACAATTAAATACTATTCGATAAACTGCTGCCCCGGTGGCGGTTTTCGTACGTTTAAGGAGTAATTTACATATACTGGGTGGTGGTTTTTGGGGATATTATCAACATACTGTCGTAAACAAAAACATTTTGTCACATGACTGTGTCTATTAAGGAGGAAAATCGATATGAAAAGATGTCTAAAGACCATGTCCATATGCATTCTAATTACCTTTTTATTCGCCGTACTTTCTGGCTGTGGCGGTAGCGAGAAGACTACTTCTAATCCGAAGGCAACTGCGCCAGTTGTTACGACCACAGCGCCGACCACTCAGCAGACAAGTCCCGCAAGTGCTCAACCAGCCACCACTGTTAAGCAGGATGCATCTACTACGGTAGCACCTACTTCGTCAACCGAGCCAGTTGCAACAACAGTACAAACTACTGAAAAAGCCCAAACGGTCGAGCCAGCTCCTGCAACCAAGACGGAAACCAAGGAGCAAACTGTCTACGTTACAAAGACTGGTGCTAAATATCACCGGGACGGCTGCCGTTACCTTTCGAAAAGTAAGATTCCTATGAACCTGTCTGACGCACAGGCGGCAGGGTATGAGGCATGCAGCGTGTGTAAGCCATAAGAAGATATTATAAGGAAGGAAGTTGCATATGTCCAGAAAACCGGTTACTTTTGATTTCTATTCAATTGAATGTAGTGATTATCCCAGATTTACATCCACTCTAACAGCAGACAAAACAGATCATCTAAAAAAGTGGTATAAACACAAATACCAAAACGTAAGATTAGACGCTTGGGAATATAAAGCAGAGGATTCGCTCTATTTAGGGTATTGTAGCAAACTAAATACCAAGGAATTACCCTTAAAGGGAAGCCTTGTTGGGCGTGCCGACCTTGAAGAGTTAGGTCTTGGCGACCTAGAAGGAACGGCAAGCATTACAGCATTTGCAATTATACCCGAACACCGAACGGTTATTATCCAAAGAAATTCCCGTGGCGTTAGAGCTGGCTCGTTCCTACAATTGCTATGTTACGCTACCGGCATTAATGATCTTGAATTGAGCATCATGATGGATGCTGAAGCCCTAAGACGACTGGGAAAAATGAAAATAATTACGACCTTTAACTATAAGATAGCCAATCCTAATGAAGCATCCAATTATTCGGAAACATCGGCTAAAGAAGCAGCTAGACTAGCTAGACATTACCAATCCAGGATCGTTGACGTAAACATGAGCATGGGAAATGAAGGAGGTTCAATGTCCTTCCAAAAAGTTATAGAATCAGCTCGTAATCTATTAAAATTAAAAAGATCGGATGAGCAATTGGTTAAAAGCATTTTTATCAAGGGAAAAGCAGTTGATGACGATTCATTGGAACATTTAGATTTAATAAGCCGTAAAATGATAAGTACCGAACGAATGGAATTAAAAAATAGAATTATACCCGCAGAGGATTTGATGCAGGCCGTCTACAAAGCTTATAATGATAAAAGGAAAGAGATTGAAAATTATAAACCCCTCTAATTTTTGGGTGGAGGTGTATTCTAATGCGGAGCATATCCTTACAACTTGAAAAATGGTATCCGCTAATTGTCTCAATATTTATATCTGGATTTGCATATCATAAGTGTTTTTTCTTGAACAACTATGAAAGCCTATTAACAAGCTCGTTAACAATAATATCTATTTTCATCGGATTCGTAGGAACCCTTGCTGGAATTATACTATCAAGTAACGGGAAAGCCATCGCTTTTATGAAACAAATTGGTAAATTGGCTTTGTTGATGTCATATATTTGGAGGAGCCTGGAAATCTCGTTTATATTCGTGTTCTATTGTATTTTGCTGGTAATATATCCCACATTGATAACTACACATACGTGGATATCGTCGGTATGGGCATTTATAGGGTCCTACTCCTTGTTGTTAATACATCGTTCAATTACTCGTTCCGTAAGTTTGCTAAAATCCGCTGCGGAAGATATTTAATAAATTTATTGGCCCGGCTCACAGGTCGGGTTTATTCTTTACCCGAACATATATTCCCTCTCCCTTTTCCTTTCTGGTATCATATAAACAAAGTCCTATTTTCATTGTCATAAATATTAATTAACGCCAAAAAGGAGTGATATTATATGCCTACCGCCGCTATATATTGCCGTCAGAGCTTCTATAAAGAGGACTCCTGCTCCATTGATATGCAAATTGAGCGCAGCAAAGCATTCTGCGTTTCCCAGGGATGGGATTACATCGTATATGATACGGACAAGGGGTATTCAGGCAAAGATACAGACCGGCCAGGGTTCCGGCAGATGATAAAGGATATTACGGCCGGTAAGATTAACTTTGTGGTAGTTTATAAACTGGATCGTATCTCCCGTAACCTGAAAGACTTCTTCGGCCTCATGGAAGAATTTAAAGCCCGGGAAGTGGGCTTCCGCTCTCTCACTGAAAACTTTGATACTACTACCCCTATGGGCCGCGCTATGCTGGCTATCATTGCTGTATTCGCTCAACTGGAAAGAGAGACTACTGCCGAAAGAGTCAGGGACAATATGCTAGATCGTGCCCGCTTGGGCATTTGGAACGGTGGCCCTATCCCTTTCGGGTTCCAATCCTCAAAATCCACTACCCTGGTAAATGGCAAAGAAAAATCATTTACTGTTTTGCTTCCTGGCGAAGCGGAAGCAGAATATGTCAAACAGTTCTACGAGTGGTATCTAAGCCCTCAGAGTTCAATCCTATCTAATACCAAAAAGGCCAATGGCCTTGGTATTCCAACAAAATCGGGGAAAGCCTGGAACCCAAATCAAATGAATAGAATCCTTAAAAACCCCCTGTATTGCGTTGCAGACGAAGCTGCCTGGGTATACTTCTCCAACTTGGGAGTTGAAATGGCCTGCGAAGAATCCGACTTCGACGGTATACACGGTCTCATGTGGTATAACCGCCGCAAACCGCATAACAAGACCACCCGATTAAAAGAGCAGTCAGAGTGGGTTCTGGCAGTTGGTGGGCATATCGGTGTTATCCCGGGTGAAATATATGTGAAAGCCCAGAAAAAAGTTGTGTCGACTACATTTGAACCGGCCCGTAAAGGTACTGGAAGCAAAGGTCTGCTGGCTTCTCTGCTTAAGTGCGGGAAATGCGGCAAGTCCATGATATATCAGAGTCATAGTTCCGGTCATTGGCAATATTACAAATGCCGCTCGAAGGAGCAACAGGGATCATGTGTATGTTCTGGGCAGACAGTTAAAGGGCTTGAACTTGATCAGGCAGTAATCAATACCATTAAACAGGTATGTGCAGATAAGGAATTCTTAGAGGCCATTGCTCGCAAGGCAATAAAAAATGCTACGGATAACACCGAACCTTTACACGGGGAAAAACATCGCCTCACGGATAGAATAGATGTGCTGGTAGCTGAACAAAAAGAACTGATCCGTGCCCTGGGCAAAAAGACCATGCCTATGGACATAATAGAGGAACGCATCCTGGAAATTGAGAAAGAAAAATCTCCGCTCTTCAAGCAAATAGAAGAGATAGATACAAAGATAGATACTCAAGAATGGCAAAAAATTGATATGGAAATAGTGTTCGGCAACCTCCTCAGGTTCAATGACGTTTTTGACGAATTGGAATTTGAGGAGAAAAGAACTTTTCTGCGTAGCGTCATAAAAGAAATAGTGTATACTGATGGTAATATAAAAATGTCTATATACTTCCTACCGGAAATCACGCCTGGTAAGCCATCTACCACTAATAGCAATTCTGATACTTCTGTAATGCAAGGGTGCCCGTGCGGGTTCTATGGTTCAGATATCGAATGTAAATGCACCCCCTTGCAGATCCAAAAATATCTTGGCAGGATCAGCGGTCCCCTGCTTGATAGGATGGATCTGCATGTAGAATTGCCCCGGGTTAATTTTGAACAGCTGCGCGATCGCGAGATCGGCGAAAGCTCCGCCGCCATGCGGGAAAAGGTTACCAAAGCCCGTGAAATCCAAAACAAACGCTTCGCCAGAAGCAAGATAAGTTTGAACTCGCAGATGAGACCGGCTGATGTGAAGAAATTCTGCCGGTTGGATGAAGAGTCGGAACTGCTGCTGAAGAATGTCTTTGATCGGCTCAACATGAGCGCCCGCGCCCATGACCGCATCCTGAAGGTCGCCCGCACCATAGCCGATCTGGATGGCGCAGAGAACATCAGGCTGCAGGACCTGGCGGAGGCGATTCAATACCGGAGCCTAGACAGGAAATATTGGAGAAATGGATAAATTTTATGCAAGAGGCATACAGGGGGACGGCAGACCGCGTCCTCCTGTATGCCCTGTGTCATTGTTTTGCAGCTCACTTACAATAATAACTTCCCGATATAACCTTTGTTATCCGCCCGACAAGTTGGTGTGTGGCGGTTCAACAATCACAGTAGCTTTTAAGTCTGTACCTTGGGGTATTGTTCCTGCCATGACTCCTGCCTCATAGGTAGAGTAACTCCCAGACGATAACGCATCATTTAAATTTACTACCTTTCCATCCGTTAGTATACCCACCATGGCTTTACTATTGGTAAAGGCGAATGAAAGCTTGTCATTCATGTCACTCATCAGAATCGAATTTGCAATAACATCATTTATCGAATACTGAACAATAATTCCATTCGCTGTTGTCACTTTTACAACGTCAGGCATAGCCATTGCAGGCGCTACTGTTCCGAACATCATTATAGATGCTGCTACTAACGCTAATAGTTTCTTCTTGCCATTCATTATATCTCCTCCTTATATTTCCTCCCCTTTATTAAATTATCGGTTTTTAGTTTCCACCATAATTATAATGTTGCCAAGAAGTTGAGAAAGATTCATAATCATTTCCGGGTTGACTTATAGATTGGTCAACCAACCCATTGTTATACATAGTAATTCCTTCTGTATACGAAGTGTTTATTCTGTTATAATCCCACGTTAAACCAGGCATTTCATACCAAGTAGTAGTGGCACCATCACCATAACCATAGGAGCAACCAGTCCAATTGATTGTTCCATAATTCGCTAGAAAAGCTGGTTCGTACCAACCGGGTTGCTCACCAATCCATTCAGCCATTGAATTATCTACAACTTGAGCATTATATGTCGGCATAATAACATCAACATAATCTCCGGTGGTATTATTTATTACTATAAACGCCATAGTAGTATTATCACCGGGCCACATTGAAGTGGTAACTGTAACACTATCGCCAGGATTTATTGACAATCCTTGAATTTCTACACTTGGAGATTCATAATACGGATTGGCTTGTTGTTGACCATTAACTGTGATAGTTGGTACAAGGCTATAATTTTCCCACCAAGCACTATATAAATAAGAACCACCAGAACTGCGGAAACAACCAATTCCATCCTGAATCAAACTTGTGTTAGGATTTTCTCCTCCGCCTAAACCAACCCACGGATAAAAAAAACCAGACACACCAGTAGGTAATTGGGTATGTTGCGATAAATCTGGAACGATAAATGTTCCTGTTACATTTTGATAACCTACTTGATTATAAGCACCTTGAACAAGTGCTGTATCAGCGTTAACTGCGCCTGCCCAATTGGCGGACGTTCTATTGAATGTCCAGCTTGTATTGTATACATCGGTAACTTTAAGAGTAACAGGTACGGCTTCTTTAATATTTCCGAAAATCTTCATCCAATTTGTTAACTCTTTAGAATCCGTAGGTCTTGGAAGAATACCATATGCTTTTAACTCGTCATTGGAAGCATTTTTAACATCAATCTTTCCTGTCTTAAGCGAATGCTTCGCTTGTTCATTATTTAAAAATTCTTGATAAGCTTGTTTTTCTTCAGCCGTCATACGAGGAAATTCTTCTGTAACTGTAAATACAGGAACATTTAATGACATTACTAAACTAGCGACAATACCTAACGCAATAAATCCTTTTTTTATTTTTAAACTAACTTTAAAAATACTTTCATTTCCCCCCAATTTTTTTATAATTTTATGGATAAGTTTTCTCTACAAAACATGATTTCCCTCTATAAATATTTACAATAATTACAATTTATTGCGACATTTAACGACATAAATCATTATGACACTAAAATATTTTGTATGGTTTTGTAAAAGACGAAGCCTATTCTAAGCATAGGGGTTAGAGGATACGATCTGGTCGAAGCCAACACTCACGAGCAACTTTCGTTGATGATGAAAAGAGACGTATAAACCAGGGGCAGTGACAAGGGATAAGGTTGTTGTCAACCTAGGCTATGAAGATAACACCTCTGTTTATGCCAGTCAATCGCTGAATTTGCCTTATTGATAGATGGTATTCCTCTTTAAGCTGTTTTAAATAGCTGTCTCGCGTTGATTTTCCAAGACTCTGCAACTCCGAGGCATTCTTCGCTCGACATATCTCCATGATTAATATTAAGGCTTCCTGATCTGTCAAAATATATTTATCCTCGATATCCAAACAGCAATCATCGCTTAGAGCTTTTAAGAAACTCGTCAGGCTTTCGATTGCTTTATTCCTGTCTTCATTAAATATTTTTAGTACATACTCAGTATCAATTCCGATCTCTTGCTATATTCTCCAATACTGCTCCAGTGGTAATCTTCAATCGTTTTTTCCATTCCGGCTTTGAGCGGATTTTGAAGAATATATCTCAGCACCGTTAAAAAGTAGGTGTCATTCTCGACTGGTTCACTCTTAAAGCGGTCCTGGAACAGACTTCCTATCCTCTGGTATTTCCAGTTATACCAATACACATAACTGCAACAAATACGGCGCATTATCTGTTCAAGCGACTCTTCCCCTTCTTTAAGTAGTAGATGAACATGATTTCCCATCAAGCAGTAGCCATAGATACTATATCCGCATATTTTCCTATACTGTCTAAGCGTCTCAATAAACCTAGTCTAATCATCTTGGTCTTCAAATATATTCTGCTGGTTTATACCCCTCATCATTATAGGATAAACACCGGTCGTATAATTCCAACCCTCGTCAGCAAATGATTAATCCCCGTAAAACGGCGTTTTAACAACACATCATTTTCAACATCAAATACGGTTTTTTACCCTACCATTGAACTGGTCGGATTAGCGTCGCAGGCCACCCGTGAGGCCAGGGAAAGGGTGCGCTCGGCTATTAAGAATTCCGGTTTTAAATTTCCCAATCGCAAGATCATAGTGAACCTCGCTCCG